AACGGGATACCGCTCTATCTAAAGTGTCATCAAAATATACCTTCTTGAAGGCACTTCCTGCCAATGGTAAATAGAATAACAGTCGATCTAACTCGGGATCGTACTCTTCCATAACGTTCATAATTTGATAATTCATAAAATCTTGTACACGTTGCGCTTGCGATTCTACTTGAGTGTTTGTCGCTCCTATAATTTGTCCTCTTACAGGCCCTGTAGCCGGTAATAATTCTTTATACGCTTGCGCTTGGAATTGTGTAACAGCTTCCGCTATCACCGGATGCGTAACACCACTAGATCCACGGAAAGGTTCATCACGCTCTTCATATTTTAATCCTAATAACTTGAGTCCCTCAGCGTAAGAATTTTCCCAGTCTTGACGACTTTCTTTATCTTCTTCGTATAAACCTAGCAGCTCTGTAGAAATTTCCATTAAAGTGTTTTCATCCATTGTTTCGGATAAATTAAAATCAAATTCCTGTTCTAACTCTGCAGCTGCTGCTTCTTCAAAATTTATATTGACGGAACCGTCTTCTTGTACTTCCACCATGCTTTCGTCAAAGTCTGGTGTTTCTATCTCTTCTTGCTCAATTTCTATTTCTTCGCCTTCTTCTCCTAAAGGCACGCCTACTCCAGGCATCGCTGAGTCTATCTGTGATGGTGGTAGTCGTCCGTTTTCCTGTGCCATAGTTTATTCTTCCTTTGTAACCTTTTTAGAAACTTTGTTGTTTCCTTTTACTGCACCTATCATTCCTACACCACCCTTAGCTACACGATAACCAAAAGAAGCACTAATGCTAATATATATACAGTTGGCAAACCAATCCGGTGTGCTCTCATCTAAAAATATAAATCCTTGCTTCACAGCATCCTGTGTCCAAGGTATAAAGCACCCTGCTAAAACTGCAATAAAAAAGATGGTCCACGCTTCATCTTTCCACGAACCTCCCATTTGTTCGGTAAGAGATTTTTCCATGTCAAGTTCACCAGTGGCCTGCTTCTCATAAACAGTAGCCTCGGCTTTTGCTTTAGCAACTTTGATCTCCGTATGGGCTTTCTTCTCTTCCATCTTGCCCTTGACCCAAGTACCAGCGATATCGCCAACTGCACCTAACAATCCTCCTATTAAAGGAATTGCCATATTAGAGTATTCCTTTCTCCTTCAATATGAAAGATAGTACCGCCGCAGCAATACCTACAAAAATACATATAGGCTCATCGACTACTATGCCAATGCCTATTACACCCACTCCTACGCCAGCGTAAGTTGAAGGTTCTTTCATTCTACCTTTTATCCAGTCCATTATTTTTCTCCCTAATAAAATTGACGGGTTTGTACTCGGTACATAGGTTCCTCATCTTCGGGGTCGCTGTCAAGTTTTATAAACCCTCCCTTACGATATCTTATAAGTGCCATACTCATACTATCGCAATAATCATCGTTATCCCCATTTGGAAACGCTACACACTCCTCAATAACATCTTCTGAAAATTTTTTATCCGGGGCCCACACCATACCACTCTCAAAAATAGGAGCTACCATATGCATCCTTGTATGTTTATCTCGTCCCTTACTCGGCGTATAATTAATTACAGGAATCCCCATCGTCCGTAATTCGTCCGTGAGCGGTGTACCACTAGCCTTTGCCTCAATAATCACCATATCGGGTTCCCAATACTTATATTCCTCTTTCGCCGTACTCTTCAACTCTGGAAAATCCCACCTTCCTTTTCGCGCATCTAATAAAATTATATGGTCTGGACCCCCCTCCTGAGGTTGAAATATTCCCCAGGTCGTAATTGCACTATAATCCGCCGTCTCTTTTTTCGAAAACGCCGTGTCATAACTCTGCATAATATAACTGACCGGTGGTACCGTTTTGCTTTCCCATACATTCCACCACTCCTTCTTAATAATCGCACCCTCTTCCGCCGTTGGATTCTGTTGCCACTGCGCATTCCATTTGGCCAAGGACAGTGATGCCTTGACCTTGAGCAATTCTTCCTTCTTCCAGAACTCCGGCCACAATATATTGTCGCTCGGTAAAATAGCAGGGAACTCTATCATATCCCATTGATCCGACATGACATCAGACCCCTGTGCCTTAATCAATTTCCCCGTTAAATCTTTCAAGGACCACCGGGTCATAACCACCACAATAGATCCTCCAGGTTGTAACCTTTGTCTCGGCCCAGATGTATACCATTCATACGCACTTTCCATCACCGTTTCCGACAACGCATCTTGTTCCGAATGCGGATCATCAATAATCAACAAATCCGCACCACGACCCGTGATCGCACCACCTACACCCGCTGCATAATATTCACCGCCCTGTTCCGTTTCCCAACGGCCCGCGGCCTTGGAATCTACACGCAGCTCCACGTCAGGAAAAATAGCTTTATATAAATCAAGCTCCATAAGATTCCTTACCTTTCTTCCAAAACGTACAGCCAGTTCCGCCGTATGTGTAGTTTGTATAATTTTTAGGGTAGGATTCTTACCTATTAACCATGCCGGTAACAAGTAACTGGCAAACTCAGACTTCGTATGTCGTGGTGGCATATTGACAATGATTCGTGAACCAGGGTTCTTGGCCAACTTTTCAAATTTTTGTGCTACCTTCTTATGATGATCGCCTTCAATAAACCCCTCATACACGTGTTTAACGAATGCCATAAAGTCATTTTGCGCTTTGGCTCTTATTACCAAGTTATTCTTAGCTTGCTCTAACGCTAAGACTTCACGTATCACTTCTTCCGGTGCATTGAACATGGAGGTAGTATACCTAAATTGAAATATATATCAAATCGTATGTGCAACACACTAGCTCGCTCCGCTCGCTAAGAGAAGCCGGGGCCTGTAACCCCCTGTGAGAGCCGATTACAGCCGTTATCTTTTTGCCTTACTACCTAAGTACCTAAGGGGTAGCAGGGGCTGACGGGTCGATTAAGACCCGTCCCGACCCGATCAAGAGGCGATTAGTTTTACTGTGGGTTTGGGAATTGCTCCTTTGTCATAGCATTTATTACGAAGTTGAGCCGAGATTGGTTTAATACGTGCAACTTCTAAAGCGTAATCAACTTGCTTACGAACTAAAATAGTAGGTGCTTTTCTTTGGGCTTGGACTAAAATCTTTTGCTTCCAGTCATAGTCAAACATTTCGGTGTGACCCTTGGCAAGTTTACGAAGAAAGTCTTTAATTTCATTAGCCTCTTCTTTTAGTTCTTTTTGTAGCTGTTCAATTTCGCTTAGTCTTTTTGCTGGGTTGTTAGTCATTTTATTCTCCTCCTATTAATCTTATTTCGCCAGATTGTTCATAACCACTGTCACCTGTAAGTGATATCTCAACGTCTTCTTTAAAGTGAAGCCAATAATTTGGCTTGGCTTCACCGTCCTCATTATAATCATTCCCTTCGATTACTCTGATTGGGAGATTTTTTATTAAAGGATTTTCTTTGATGTTGTTTTGTAATAACTTAATTAAATCATTAACTGTCATTTTTATTTACCTTAGTTAGGGGCAAGGTATAAGCTTGCCCCTTGTTAATATTAAAGCTCTTCACCACCACCATCGGCAATGAAGTTCAGAGCGTCTTTCTCATTAGTAAAGACGGCATCCTCTTTAGTATTGGTGCGACCAAAGTTAGCAACCTTGTGGTTGAACTTAGTAAGTAACTCAGTAAGAGTAATTTTTTCTGTACCAAGTTCGCCTGCCATCTCAGTTACTAAAGTGAAAACTTTCTCTTTGTGCATTTCTGTTCGACCATTCATTTGACCAAACAAAAAACCTTGCGTTAATAAATATTTTTGTGAAAGTTCCATTTTAGATGTATACTCAACAAATTCTTCTTCTGTAAAATGTCTGAATAATGGTATTTCTGATGTTTCTGTTTTCATTGTTAGTCTCCTTAGTTGCTAGAGTTTAGCGTAATTGCTTGTCTCTAATATATATATTAGTACCATACGATACATATTGACGCAAACAAAAAAGTAATTATTTTTAAATTAATTGTATCATGTGACATTTAAGCAACAGCCTATGTTTCACGTGAAACATGCAAAGTGTTTAGATTGTTAGCACCTGGGCCACATGTAATATAT